ATTGAATGATTTGATGACGGCATGATTTAACTATTTTTGATAAAATATATATTTTTTTTGCATGTTTTGTAAAAGTATAGCATTGTTTGACTATCTTTGAGTATAATTAAACAAACAAATTTAAAAATTATGAGAAATTCAAAAAAAATGCAAGTCGAAAACTTAAAGCAAATTGAAGTTTTGTCAAAGTTTCAAAACTTAACAAACGATCAAAAGATCATCGCACGCGCTGAATTATTAATCAATCCTTTGCAATTTACAAATAACAACGGATGTGATTCATATATATGTAATGTCGTTGACTTCACAAGAAACGGAAAAACTTTAATATATAACTTTTGCGGTGATGATTACAAATTGCAATGGAACACAAAAAGAAATCGCTATTCACCGAAATATGGATTTGCATACTTTTCTTTTTTGGAAGAAAAACGAAATCGCGAAAGATAAAAAAAATAGGGCCGTCACATCGGCGGCCCTTTATTAATATCAAAATCAAATCAAAATAAAAAATTATGGAAAATCTAAAAAAACAAGTAAAAAACTTATTCACTTATAATCCTGGAAATTTACATTTCGAAGCAAAAAAATTGCAAAATGTGTATTCACCGAAAACAATGGAATATAAAATTCTTTCAAAAATTATTCAATTAAACATTCAAATCGAACAATTAGATAATGAATCTTATGATCTCATTAATGAATTAGAATTGCTTTCAGATGATTAACAATCGAAAATGTTGGATCGTAAAAACACCGGAACGAACCGAAGTTTTTTCATCTTTGAAATTCGCATGCGAATCGTTTCCAAGATTAAACAATCACACATCCACAATATACAAAACCGATTTGAACACCGAACGATCATTCGGACATGGTGCGGATTGGATCACAATTGAACACGTAAAATTGAATGTCAAATGACCGAATTCAAATGTCCGGAATGCAAAGCGTCGAAGGAAGTTCAAAGCGTCACGATCAAGATGATTGAAGGCGAAATCCGTCACGATGTGAAATGCGACGAATGTGATTCCTGGATGAAACTTGCCGTCGAAAAAACCGGATGCGCAGGATTCACATCTAATTCAATGGGGCAACTCTAATGAACACACCGGAACAATACGCGCACGATGTAATTGACGGCAAGATCAAATCCGGCAAGTGGATTCGATTGGCATGTCAAAGACATTTCGACGATCTTGAATCGGCGAAGGATCGCGGATTGATCTTCAAAGATGACGTCGCACAAAGACACATTCAATTCTTTGAACTATTCATCAAACACACGATCGGCGACTTTGCCGGAAAAGCATTCATTCCGCTTGCCTGGCAAAAGTTTCTTTTGTGGCAATTGTTTGGATGGCATCGAATTGACGGATCAAGGCGATTCAATTATCTATTCCTTTGCGTGGCGCGAAAGAATGGCAAGTCAACTCTATTGGCCGCACTTGCTTTGCAGTTTCTTATATTTGAAAACGAAGCCGCCGCCGGCGTTTACTTTTGCGCTACAAAGCGAGATCAAGCGAAGATCGCATTTGACGAAGCCGTGCGAATGGTTAAGGCGTCGCCGGAACTTCGATCGCGTGCGAAAACATTTGTCAATCGAATCGCCGTCGATTCAACATCTTCGAACGCGTTTGTTCTGTCATCGGATCGCGATTCACTTGATGGCTTGAATATATCCTTTGCCGGTGTTGATGAATACCATGCGCACAAATCGGATGCCGTTTATAATGTCCTTAAATCCGGAATGGGTTCGCGTCGCAATCCATTACATTGCACGATCACAACGGCCGGACTTGATAAGTCGGTGCCGTGTTTTAAATTGGAACAAACGTGTAAAGAAATTTTGCAAGGTGTCAAGACCGATGACGCATTGTTGCCGTTGATCTTCTCACTTGATGACGATGACGATTGGCGCGATCAAAAAAATTGGATCAAGTCGAATCCATCTTTGAACGAAACCATTTCAATTGACTATCTACAAAAGCAATGCCGCCAGGCAATCAATCAAGGCGGATCGCTTGAAGTGGAATTCAAGACAAAACATTTGAATGAATGGGTTTCGGCATCACGCACATGGATTCAAGACGCCGTGTGGATGGATGGCCACGATGTGAGTGTTGATCTTAATGGCCTGGAATGTTATGGCGGTCTTGACCTTGCATCGGTGTCCGACATCACTTCGCTTGTTCTTGCATTTCCTTTGCCGGATGGATCGGTTCACGTTCGTTGTTGGAATTGGTTACCGGAAGATCAAGTCACGCGCGTTCTTGACACGAACTCAGCGCATATATACCGACAATTCAAAAACGATGGATCGTTGATTTTAACGCCTGGGAACGTGACTGATTACGATGCAATCCGTCGAACGATCACCGGCGTTCACTTTGTAAACGGCAAAGCGCAAATCGATCCGGATTGCATAATGACACGATATAACGTCAAATCAATTGGATTCGATCGGTACAACTCAACACAAATCGCGTCACAACTAACCGACGACGGCGTGCCATTGGCACCATTCGGTCAAGGCTTTGTCAGTATGTCGGCACCGACGAAGGAACTTGAAATCAAAATCCGCACAAAGAAATTGAAACACGATGCGAATGCCGTCCTTCGATGGAGCATGGCGAACGTTTCACTTCGTCGCGATCCGGCCGGAAACATGAAAGTCGACAAAGACAAATCATCGGAAAAGGTTGATCCGGTCGTCGCGCTTGTTATGGCGATTGGTGAATTCTTGACGGATCAAACACCAGGAATCAACCTTGATGACTTTTCAATCATTTCCTTGTGAGTAAATAACTATGTATGTGTGAAGTGTGTTGACGATCGATGCGGTCGTTTGACTTAATTGCGAAAGCGTTATTCGAACCGCCTTTCAATGCCGAACATATTTCAACGACTATTTACAAAATCCGCCGAAAGGCGTTCCCAGGTTTACACCGGCGATGCCGGTTTTTTAGCCGGGTTAATGGGTAGGCCAACCGCGTCCGGTTCTATTGTGGATGAATCGAATGCGCTTTCTATTACGTCCGTCTATTCATGCGTGTCAAAGATAGCGCAATCAATAGCCGGACTACCTTTGCAAATATATTCGGACATCGATGGAAAAATTTCAAAGGTCGAAGGACATCCGTTGAATTTTGTTGTGGGTGTTAAACCTGACGAAGACACAACCGCCTTTGAATTTTGGGAAACGATCTTTGCGTCGGCATTATTAACCGGCAGCGGTTATGCTATAGTTAGACGCGATTCAATGTCCGGCAATGTGTCCGCGTTGAATTTCGTTCCATCGCATAGAGTAACGCCGAAACGATTTGAAGGTGCGCCGGTGTACGAAGTCAAAGACATTGGCACAATCATGTCGGATGACATCATTCGCATTTCCGCACCATTTGGCAAATCACCGATCGCATTGCATCGCGAAACTTTAGGACTTGCCGTTGCGGCGCATGAATACGGGCAACAATTCTTCGGAAATTCAGGCACGCCGGTCGGAGTATTGACAACCGAACAACCTTTGACACAAGATCAAATGTCGGTCGTTGCATCATCCTGGGCCGAAGCCGGTGCAACACTTGGCACAAAGGTCATTCCGTTCGGATTCAAATATCAAAAGATAAGCGCATCACCTGAAGACATGCAATTCATTGAAACGCGGAACTTACAAGATCGCAAGATCGCGGAACTCTATGGTGTGCCGGGTTTATTGATTGGATTGGATTCATCGTCAACGTTTTCAAATATGGAAACGGCGGAACTTTATTTCCTTAAATACACTTTGATGCCGATGATGCGACGCGTGGAACAAGAATTGAATTTGAAATTGATCGTTCCGGTCGGTGGCGAATCCTTGTTGTTCCGTTATGACGTCAATGACATCATGCGCGGCGACACAAAACAAAGGTCAAACTTTTATCACACTTTAATTCAGGACGGCGTATTGACCATAAACGAAACACGCGGACGCGAAGGATTAAACAAATTCAACATTCCGGAAGCCGACGTTCCGCGCGTGCAAGTCAATTCAATTTCATTGGATCGATTCGGTGAGTATTCGGAAAAAATTTCAAAACAAGATGAGTGAATTTTTTTTAAATAATTGGGGTGAACTTTTGATCGGCATATTGGCCTTTGGCAAAATTGTCGTCAATTTAACGCCAACAAATTCCGACAATAAAGTGTTCGGATGGCTTGACATGTTAATCAATGCGATCGTCAATGATCGCCGTGTCAAATGAGTGACAACACCGAAAGACGATTCGTCGAACCTGGAACGATTGAAATTCGTCAGGAAGACGCGAAGTCGGATCGTGTCGAAGGTTATGCGGCGTTATACAATAGCCGTGCAAATCTTGGATCATTCGACGAAGTAATTGCGCCGGGCGCATTCGATAACGTATTAAATGACGATATCAGAATATTATTTAATCACGATCCGAACTTTCCGCTTGCAAGGTCAAACAACGGACAAGGCACCGCACGCGTGTGGACGGATGACAAAGGTTTGAAGTATTCATTCAAACCAGGTTCGCAAACATACGCGCGTGACTTAGTCGAAGCGATTTCGCGCGGAGATATTTCACAATCTTCATTCGGTTTTTCGATCGATTCGGAATCCTGGGAACATCGCGATGGCCGTGATATTCGCACAATAAATTCAATTTCTAAATTGTACGATCTCAGTCCGGTAAGTTTCCCAGCATATCAAGACACCGAAGTCGCATTGCGCACAAAACCGAATTCAAAGGATGAAAAGACGAAGGAAATTCCGGAAGTCGAAAACAAAAAAATCACCAATTCCGTCGCAGTAGTGCGGCAAAAATTAAATCTTCAAAAACTAAAATGAAGCAATCAATACAATTCAAGGCACTTCGATCAAAGAAAATCGAAACACTTGATTCAATGGTCAGCACTTGCGAACTCGAATCAAGATCATTCACGGAAGCCGAATCAAAATCCGTTGACAATTTAAATGCGGACATCGCGGAACTTGATGGAAAAATCGAACGCGCGGAAAACACCGAAGCGAACATCACGCGCATGGCGAACACCGGCGCAACACCATCACCGGACAAAGAAATCGAAAGCGTGAAAAGATCGTTTTCACTTAGTCGCGCAATCAATGGCGCAATGTCCGGCGGACTAACCGGAGCAGAAGCAGAAGCATACCAGGAAGCGCAAATCGAAGCACGTGCAAGTGGAATTCAACTTGCCGGAAATGTGGCGATACCTTCATCAATGTTGCGTGAAGCGCGTGCACTAGGTGACGCCGGATTGCTTTCAGCCGGAACCGGCGACGGATCGGACTTTGTACCGACTGAGCATCAAGGATTCATCGAAGCATTACAACCGCGACTATTAGTTGAGGAACTTGGTGCAACGATCATCAACGGCGTTTCGGGCAATTTAGACATGCCAAGAATAAGCGCGGCCGGTACGGCCGGATGGGGTGCAACGGAAGCGGCGGCAACACCGAATTCATTACTTGCAACTGATACACTTTCTTTGACGCCAAAACGTGTCGGAGCATTTACAACGTACACAAAGCAACTTCTCGTACAAGGTTCGCCAAGTGTTGACCGCATAATCGCGGACGATCTTGGACGTGCTATTCGCAACGCAGTCGATGCGGCGGCCTTCAATGGAACCGGATCAAATGGTCAGCCACAAGGTATATTCGGAACAAGCGGCGTAAACGATCAAGCGGCAACGAATGGAACGGCACTAACAAACGCAACACTTTTGAAGATGATCACGGATGTGGCATCGCAAGACGGATTGACCGGCGGCGAATGTTTTGTCGTATCACCGGCGGCGTATCAAAAACTCACGTCTTTGGTGCAAGTGTCAAACGTTTCGGCGTTGATGGTCAACGACATGATAAACGGATACAAAGTCTACATGTCTTCGCACTTAAATCAAAACACGACGAAGGGAAGTGTCACCGATGGAACATCACAATTGATGTTCGGAAACTTCAAAAATTTAATGGTTTGCAACTGGTCAGGAGCGGATTTATTAATTGACCCATACACCCTGGGCGGATCGTCGGAAGTGAAGGTAATTGCAAATAAATGGATGGACTTAGGCGCAAGACAACCGAAAGCATTTGCAACAATTTCGGACGGCATAGAGTAATATAAACAGATTGAAAATGGAGCGCGGCAATCGGTCGCGCTCTATTTCAACAACAATAAAAAATGGACTATACATTCACAACGGCGGCAATAACCGGAACAAACATCTTATCACTTGCAGACGCGAAAAATCATCTTCGTGTCGATGTCAGCGATGACGATGCTTTGATTATGGCGATGATTGATTCGGCGGTCGAATATTGTGAAAACTATTGTTCAAAAATATTTGATCAAAGGATTGTGACGTACTACATGCAAAAGTCGCATTCCTTTATCTTTCCACTTGGAGATTTGCAAAGTGTGACTTCGGTTTCACTTCGCGGAACGCTTGCCGGCGATTACATCGCGACGACCGAAGATGTGAACTATTTCGTTCTAACCGGAACGCCTGGCAAAATTGTATTTAAAGACTTGCCGTCGGTTCATTCTGACGATTTGCAACCGATGAAAATCGTGGCAACGCACGGAAACACATCTTCGAAAGTTTCGAAATCTGTCATCGCGGCGGTGCGATTTCTTGTCGGCCATTTCTACGAAAACCGGCAAGCCGTAATCGCCGGAACTATAGCAACATCAATTCCGATCGGCGTGGATTCTTTATTGAATCCGGTGCGATACATTCAAATTAAAAAATGAACATCGGAAGGTTAGATCGTCGCATCACGATTGCGAAATTTGGGAACGTAGTTTCGCCAGGTGACACCGGCGAGTATTGGGGTGCCGTCGATGGCGCGTCCGGTGCCGGCCTTGTTATGTGGGCGACGAAACTTGACAAAGTCGGAACACATGCCGACGAACTTGGCAAAGATGTCGGAATTCGAAAAACTGAATTCACGATCCGATGGCGCACGTTTGATGTTTCACATGTGACGGACATCATGGATGTTGACACGTATGTGATACGATACGATTCAAAAGATTACAAAGTTCAAAGCGTCGAAGAAATTGGACGTCGTGTCGGTTTACGTTTTCACACAATAAGACGCGATTAATGGAACTCACACTTGATCTTGACAAAATTGCATTGAAGCAATTGCGCGAAGCGATGGCGGAATTTCCGCAAGATGTAATCGCACAACGTCGCATCATCGGCGCGATGAAAAAAACACTTCAACCGACGTTACGAAAAGCGAAACAAATTTCGAAACGCGACAATTCAAGCGGTGCGACTTCGCAATCGATTCACATGGTGAAGGGGCGCAAGTCGTCACTATTTTCGCCGTATGTGGTTATTCGTGTCAAAGACAAAAAAATCGGCAATCAATCGCCGCGTCACTATCAACACAACATGATACTAGGAACACGTTCCGGATTGAGAGAATCGACAAAAGGCTTTGTCGTTTATAGTTCCGCCGGTCGTGCCATGAGAATAAAAAAGATACAACATCCAGGATCGAAAGGCATCAAGTACATGGATAACGCATGGATTCAAACACGATCAAAAGTGACGAATGCATTCATGTCATCACTACAACGTGACATCAAAAATTTCAAACGTAGAAACAACCTGACATGATATCCGCGTTTATCAAAGAAATTCAAACATCGGATTCGGTTCGCGATCCGGAATTGTACAAAGTCAAGACAATGACGAATGGCCATGTCTTTGCGTTGAAACAAATTGCCGGCGCAACTTTGCCGGCGGTGGTGATTCAACTTGTTGGCATCGAAATCAATCCAACCAAAGACGGCGGATCGTCAACCGACGTCAACCGCATAGAGATCACAACGATTGCAGAATCGGCACGCGACGCGTGGATCATGGCAACACTTTTGCGCAAAGGATTTGAAAACCTGCAAATCAACGATTCCGCCGAAGGTGTCTTCGTGGCCGACATTCAATTCGTGAACTGGGCATCCGACGTATTTGAAGGTTCCGACCTTTTCACAATCACATTACAATTTGACGCGTTTCAAACTAAGCGTCAAGATATTTCTTCATATATATAATAAATAAATTTTCAAATGGCAACATCAGGAAAAGTACTTTCAAACGCTTTAGGCGTTTTCTTAAATCAAACCGGTAGCGAATACGACGTCATCGCCGGATGTACGTCGGCATCTTTGTCGATGGAATTCGAACAAATCGACATCACAACAAAAGACGAACTCGGAGCAAAAGCAATTTTACCGGGCGATATCACATGGAGCATTCAAGCCGAAGCATTAATCCAATACGACACGTTGAACATCGCCGGACAAACAACAACCGAAGTAAGGTCTTCAACCGCTTTAATGGCGTTATTCCTTGCAAAAACAAAAGTCACACTTGCATGGTCAACCGGTGATATCGCCGATCCGGTTTACACCGGCGAAGCATTCATCACAAGCGTCGAAGAATCGGCCGGCACAAATGAAGTCGGAACGTTTTCATGTACGTTTTCAGGACATGGAGCGATTACAAAAGTAGCTGACGCAAGCGGATTCACTTTCAACGTTGTTGACGCAGATTAATAATAAATAAATTTTACGATGATGAACAATTCAAACAACACCCTTCGCGGACAAATTCAAATCACCGACGGAATCGGAAACGAATGGAACGCGTTAATCAATACCAATGCTTTACGTATGGCGTGCAAACATTTAGATATGGAACTCGGTCAATTCCTGGAATCATTCGAAGCGAATGCCGTTGATCTTATTCCGCATCTATTATTTGCCGGCGTCAAAAATTTTCAAATCCTAAAACGTGAAGATCAAATCGATGACTTTGATCATTTCGCGGCCTTAGTCGGAACGATGGATTTCACGGAAATTGTGGCGCAAATTGGTGATGCTTTGATCTTGTCATCGGGAAACGTGATCGGGGAGACGGAAGCCCCGAAAGCAAATCCGAAAACTCAAAAATTAAGTGGTCGGAATTCTATCACGAAAGCATCCAAAGCGGTATAAATCCGGATGACTTTTGGACTTGGACATTTGCCGAAGTGTGCGCCGCGCGTGATCGATTGAATCATCGCGATCGTTTGCAATGGATGCACACTTCGCATGTCCTTTTGACTTTGGTGAATATCAACCGAAGCCGAAAAAAGCCGTATGAATTTGGTGACTTTTATCCATATGAATTACCTGGAAAAGAAACCGCAAAAAAACCGGCGATGTCGCACAAGAATTTCTTTGATGCGGTAGCGTCACAAATGGAAAAAAATGGCAAAAAGTAGCGCGGCATTTAACATTATCTTCGGAGCGAAAACCGGACAACTTACAAAGGCGTTAAATACTACGCAAAGAAAACTTTTAAAAGCGTCGGCGCAAATGAGCGCGACCGGAAAATCTTTGACGCGGAATTTGACTTTGCCTTTGCTTGCCGTCGGTGCCGGATCGTTAAAACTTGCCGTATCGTTTGAATCTTCTATGCTGAAGGTCAAAGCCGTTTCAGGTGCGACCGGAAAAGAATTCGAATCCTTAAAAAACAAGGCCCTTGAATTAGGAAAATCCACAACTTTCACGGCGTCGGAAGTCGCCGGATTGCAACTTGAATATGCAAAACTTGGATTCACAACCGAAGATATAAACAAGGTCACGGAATCGACTTTGTTTCTCGCACAAGCAACCGGATCGGACTTGGCACAAGCCGCCGCCGTAGCCGGTGCAACACTTGGCGGATTTCAATTGGACGCAACCGAAACCGCACGCGTCACGGATGTCATGGCCGCGTCATTTAGTTCGACGCCTTTGGACATCAACACATTCCAGGAATCGATGAAAGCCGTCGCGCCGGTGGCACTTTCCGCCGGTGTAAGTATCGAACAAACGACTGCAATGCTTGGCGTACTCTCAAAAGCCGGGATCAGCGGTAGCCAAGCCGGCACTTCTTTGCGTCGAATACTTTCGGAACTTGGAAAAACCGGCGGCGACGTCGGCGAAGCATTGCGAAATCTTGGAGACAAAGGTTTGGGAATGGGTGAAGCGATGGACCTGGTCGGAAAAAATGCATATGCGTCTTTGTTGGTTCTTGCCGAAGGCACGGACACGATGGATGATTTGACGAAAGCGTTCAAAGATTCCGAAGGATCAGCAAAAGCAACCGCAGACGAAATGAATTCCGGTGCCGAAGGTGGCATCAAAGAAATGATGTCGGCATTGGAAGGCATGGCCATCACAATCGGCGACGCCTTGATGCCGACATTGAACAAACTCGTTGACATGATCAAAAGCATTGCGGACGGATTCAGCCGAATGTCACCGACGATGCAAAATTTTGTTTTGATTATAGGATTAGGAACGGCGGCATTAGGGCCGTTTCTGCGCTTGATGGGTGGCATAGGTACAAAAGTTTTAATGCTTGTCGCTATGATGCGCCGGAAGGCTTCAGTCATGGCCGCCGATGCCGCCGCAACCGGAACCGCCGCCGCCGCACAAGGCGCATTCAGTATCGCAACGGCCGGAGCATCGGCGGCACTTGTCGCATTTCGGACGGCATTGATTTCAACCGGTATTGGAGCGCTTGTCGTCGCGCTTGGATTAGTGATCGGATATTTCATCGATTGGGTAACTTCGACGGATGACGTCACGGATTCGGAACGTGATTTGAACGCGGAACTTGAAGAAGGAAACAAACTTTTGAAATCGCGTGCGGATATTTTAGCAGATCAAACACCGCTCGGAAACAAGTCAGTCAAAGACCTTCGCAAAACTATTTCCGCTTTGAATGCTGAAGTCGATGGAATTGACGAAGGTGCGGTCTTGAAAGCGTTCCTTGATCCAAAAACGCAACTACGTGGTGCAAATGGCGAAGATGTAATTAATGCAACTTTGCGCGATGCGATCACAAATCTTGAAACATTGATGTCAGGCGATGACATGATCAAAGCGATTCAAGGCGGCGATCAATTTTGGATTGCCGAAGGTGCCGACCTTTTGACGCAAGCCGTCGCAAGTTCACGGAAACAATTGCAAGTTCAAATCGAAGCGGCCGAAGCGCAAATCAAAAAAATCGAAGATCGCACATCCGGTAAAAAACTCAAAACCGGAGATCAAGCCGACTTCGAATCCATCGATTCAATATCAAAAGAATACGAGCGACTATATAAGACGATTGGATATTTCAAACGCGAAGCCGCCGCCGGTGAAATAATCGATATTAAAAAACTCAAAGAATTAGAATCGGAATTTTCATCGGTCGAAAGCCTGGCCAAAAGTCTTGGCATTGATGTCGAAAGGATCAAAGGAATTGTCGATCCATTACAACCGGTTAAACTTGGATTGAAGGAAATCGCCGAACTTATTCCGGAAGCCGATCTTTCGAAAGGATTGAAGATTGATCCAAAAGCGGCCGACGATATTGCGGCAATGATGGAATTGATGGCGCAACGTGCGGAACGAATGCAAAGCATATTCGATCAAGCGTTTTCATCAATGTCTGGAACGATGGATGAAATGGCCGCAAGTGGCGCAAGCGCATTCGATTCACTTGCAAAGTCATTAGGGAATGCGGTTCGGAAAATTATTTCAATGCATATTGCGCAAGCCGTTTCAATGGCAATAATGAACGCGCTTAAAAATAGCGGCGGAAATCCTTTCGTCGGTGGCATATTGGCGGCAAGTGGAGCAGTCGCGGCAAAAGGTATTTTTGAAAGATTAATTCCGGCGTTTGCGACAGGCGGAATCGTGACAAAACCTACTCTTTCCTTGATCGGGGAGTCAGGATCGGAAGCGATCGTTCCATTCAATCGCATGGATGAATTCATTCGAATGGCCGGCGGTGGCGATGGCGGTTCGATGTCGGTGGCCGGACGTTTGGCCGGCGGTGACATATATCTTTCTAATCAATACGCGAATAACAATAGTGGCCGACGCCGCGCAATCGTATAACTATGGCAATTGAAACGTATCAAGGAACAACGAATCCAGGCGGATCAAATTCAGGGTGGGAATGCCGATTTGTGACACACTTTTGTGACGCGACCGGCATGCAATATCGTGTCGAAATTATTGATTCCTTATTGACACAAACGGATTTCAATTGGACACTTGACGAACCGAAGGAATTTGTTTGCGGATCGGATGGATTCACTTTGACACATGAAGGATCACCGGACAATTTACATCAAACAATCATCGCGTCATCTTTGACATTAGATTTCCTGGTACAAAATGCCGACGATGAAAAACTTTTCACGGCCTTAACTTCGACAACCGATCATCGATTCGGTGTTGTTGTATATAAGTCAAAGTTTTTCCTAACTTCAACCGAAGATGTGCCGGTCGGTAAATGGGTTCTTGAATGGTGTGGCGTGATAAATCCGGAGGGCGTCTCTTTGGAACTTGGCGAATCGGCGAAATTCCTTCGATTGGATGCGGTGGATGGCTTGGCACTTTTGAACGATATTCCGTATCTTAATAATAATGGAAACGCATTTGATACCTGGCAAAATTTAGTCGGCATCATTGGTCATTGTTTTAAACAGATTCCGACGGCGTCACTTTGGGGATTTGTAAACGGATCGAGCGCAAGCAATGTAAATTCATCAACCGGTTCCGCACTTTTAGCAGATCAACCGCCGTTCTTTATAGAAACAATCCATCAATGGGATTCCGTCGCGCATGACATTGGCCCGGTCGAAGGTTATGCGAGCGTACTCGGAAATACCGGATGTCAAACACAATCATTTTATTCAATCACACGAAGCGAAGATCGTTTCGGCGGAACTATAAAAGACACCGGATCGATTTCATGTTCGGAAGTTTTAAATCATGTCGCATCGGTATTGCGTGCGCGTATATTTTTGTCGGATGGTTCTTTTCACTTTCAAAATCCGGCGGCCTTAATTTCAAACTTAGCACAACACCAGTCAATTCGATGGCCGACTTTGTATCGAATGGATCATCCGGCACACGACTATCTTGCAACGGCATTAAGTCATCGAATTGATATCAATAACATTGGATTTGAAGCGATCAACGGCGCGGATGATTCGTTCCTTCATCCAATAAAAACCGCAACATCAATTCACGAAAACGGCGGAGCATCGTCTTTGTTTGGTGATTTGAATAATGGTTACGCAAAGTCTATTCGATATAATTTGGGGACTATTGGCAACGTACACAATAGTCACAACAATAGTACGGCAATAATGATCGAAGGCCAGGCTTTACACTTGAAAACACGCGTCAAAGCAACGGTTGAAAATACAGATGTAGATGGTAATGATAACTTTCCGGATCATGTCGGCGCAAAAATCGTCATCGAATTACGCATCAAATGTGGGAATTATTATTTGAAAGGCGACGTCGCAAATTCATCCGGCACCGCAAACATTCATCGAACTCTCGCAAGCGATATCACATATAAAAGCATCGAACGAACCGGTGTCGTTGAATGGACAACCGAAGAAAATTCATATTTTATCGTCGTACCGAATAAACTTTGCGAACCATTTCCGCCAATTGCAACCATTAACGATGTTGAATTTGTCGGCGGTTATAACGTAACAATGAACGGAAATTCGACAACCGAATTTCATTATAGTGACGAATTCTTTTATACCGGCGGAACGAGTGGAGATAGTACAAAAGAATTCGACATCGATTGGACTTTGCCGCCTTTGCCGGTCGGAACGCATACGGGCGCATATCTATCTTATGCGATGAAATTATATGACGCCGGCGGCACACAAATCACAGACGATGAAAGTTCAATAAATAACCTGGCCGATTTTAACAATTACGGACACGGCGCAATGGTTCTTTTTTATGACTTTCATTTATTTTCAGGTTCACCGGGCGCAAATACAGACGCAGAATATAGCGCAACACAAGACGCGAATTCAGTTTCAATGATTGCGTCTTCGTCTATTTTAGGCAATCAACTAAATGACGCATGGCTTGGCACTTTGTCCGTCCAAGATGCCGACAATCTTGGCAACTATTCGGCAAGCGGTGAAGTATGGTCTTCGACACAAAATCCGACGGCCGTGATGAATATACATTCACTTAATGCACTTGAATGTTTACAAGAACGCGGAAAATCCTTGCAAACGCGTCGATGTACTTTGGCATTTGGCCGGCAGTATTCCGCAACACCGTACTTGCCAGGTGAAATCTCAATACCAAAATTCAACAAATCAATTCGATTCGATTCGGAACCATTGGCACCGAATTTTATTCCGACTTCATTGACATGGACGGCATCACCGGCGACGATTGATTTCAATGGATTCCTTTCATTTATTCAAAGCGGCATTGTGCCGGTTTACGATGACACAATTGCGGACATTGACTTTGATCCGCCGGTCGTTCCTTCAACTGAATTCGATCAAACCAATGAAGGCGATCCGGTCGGCGGTGTTTTTCCATATAAAGTCGCCGCAATTGATGCCGCCGTAAAAACGAACGTTTCATCAATCGCAACAAATACGGCGGCCATTGCAACGAATACAACCGCGATCGCGGATGTGGTGGCGGCTGAAGCGGCACGCGAAGCACTTTTCATCAAGGTCATGCCGGCGGAATTCCACATGAATGACGATTATTCACGCGCACCGCTATTCATTGAAGATGATGTTTCCGGCAGTTTATCTGTAGGGATGCCGGCGTCAAGTACGGAACTATTTGCATTCGTTGATATTCCGAAAGGATATAAAGCAACACATGTGATTGTTTATGCAACCGCATCAACAACGTCCGCCGTCGAAGTGTTTGAATTCAATCACACGACCGGCGCAATCACATCCAAAGGAACCGGCGATTTCAATGCAACTATTAACATAACAGATATATCAGCACACACCGCGAACGGAAGTGTTGCAATCAAAGTTTCACCGGCGTCAACCACAACCAGGATATACGGCGCGACGATCACACTTGCAAGCGTATAACATGAGAAAAATTGACAAAATAATACTTCATTGCACCGCAACAAAAGACGATCACGATGTCAGCGTTCACGACATTGACATCTGGCATAAGGCACGCGGATGGAAAATGTGCGGATATCATTTCTTAGTTCGATTAGATGGCGAGATTGAACGCGCAAGGCCGATCGACATGGTCGGCGCACATGCACGCGGTTTCAATAAAACTTCAATCGGTATCGCATATGCCGGCGGAATTGATAAGTATGGCAACGCCGTCAACACGATGTCAAAAGCACAAACCGATTCGATGTTTGTTTTGATTGATTCACTTGCCGTGATATTTGGTTCTTTGGAATTAATAGGTCACAACGATGTGACGGATCGAAAAACGTGTCCGAATTTTGACGTTTCGGAATGGTGGCACAATCAACGATTTGACGATTCATTGCCATGTTAAACAAAATACTTATTTCATTGCTTGCAAAGTTAGATTTGACCGAACTACTCAAAGACAAACGCCTTCGATGGAGCGCGAAACGAACGATCGGCGCATTGATTGCGGTCACGGCATGCAATGACATCGTCGCCAATGGCGTCACTTGGATGAATGTTTGCCTTTGCTTTGTGGCCGTCTTGCCATTGTGCCTGGCATTATTAGAGAATGACGAAAAGCCGTCAGTCGTGGAACGCATAATGATTGCAAAAGAAAAACGCAAAAACAAAAATGATTGATTTACAACCGCTATTAATTACCGCAATTACGATCATGGGTTCGGGTGCGGCCTTTGCGTTTTATGATAAACGATACAAAGCAAAAGCGAAACGCGAACGACAATTGCAAGATGAATTGAAGCAATGGCGCGACGATTTGCGCGAACGTACAATTTCACTTGAAACAAAAGTTTCGGAACTCCTGGCAGAAAATTTCATGCTCAAAAGCACAATCACAAAACTTCAATCAACGCTTGATGTGCTTGTAAATAAAAGAAAAAGCCGCGTCAAAGTAAAGGATTGAAGGATATGTTGACTATTTGTTCTTTTTTGTTTATCTTTGTCCTATCTTATTCCCGGTAGCCCCTGAGTAATCAAGCTACTGGGTTCTGTTTTTTATAGCCTTTTCTACTTGTACTTTCGCAATATCCAATGCCCTAATAGCTTCATCTAATGAACATTTGCGTGTTGAAAAACAATGACACACAAATGATGCACAATTGAAATAAGTTTCGCACATTGCAACCGAAACAAATAAATTCAATTGCATGTCATTTATTCCTGAAGGATTCGCATCATCCGAAATCGATGCAAAGTCAAAGTATTTCAAGCCGACAAAAAACGTCACTTCAAAGATTCGCATCGTATGTGAAACGCCGATCGTCGGATTCGTTCAATGGACACAAGAAAACAAACCGGAACGATGGGCGCGTGAAGCGAGTATACCGGATGCAAATTGGCGACCGGATGAAAGGCCGAAAAAGTTCGTCGCCGTCGTCGTTTGGAATTACGAACTTGAATCGCTACAAATTTGGGAAATCACACAACGCACAATTATTGACGTACTTGACAACCTTTCAAAAGATGACGACTTCGGACATCCTGGAAACTACGATTTGAAGATCACGCGACGCGGTGAAGGATTAGAAACGACTTATCAAACGCAAGCCGTGAAAAGTGAATTTCCAAAAGACGCAATCGCGGCAATGGACGCAACGCCGATCATCCTTGAATCGTTGTTCGATGGTTCCGATCCTTTCGCGAATCCGGTCGTGACAAAAAACCCCTTCGCGTAATGCGTCCAAGATTCGAACCGGATGAACTTCGTTTTTTTAACGCGGTGAATGTGACGGATGATAAGTTTTTTTTGATGGCGATTTGTATTGAATGCCTTAACGATGATCAAGCGTTGACGGAAACGGAACGCGAAGATGTATTCGGTGCAAATCGTCGTCAACTTATCACCGACCGACGACACATCTTGATGACGTTGTGCATGAAGTACGGATCGCCGGTCACACTCACAAGCCTGGCGAAGATGTTCAAAAAACATCACGCAACACTAATCAACGCACGCAACAAGTGTGCTATGCTAATTTATAACGATCGCTATTTCACAAAAACATGGAAAAATTATGAAAGGAAATTCATCGAATCAATCCAATAAAGACACAAAACTTTCTTATTCGTCATTAAAGCAATTCGACAAATCGCCGTCGCATTTCCTTCAATATAAAAGACGATTGTTTAAAGAATCGGCCGCGATGCGACTTGGAACATTGACGCACCTTTCAATCTTAGAACCGGAAGTGTATCGTTCGAAAGTAATCGTCACCGATCTTTCCAGGCGAACGAAAGCGTTCAAAGAATTCGAATCCGAACATCACGACAAAGATGTGATCACACCGACGGAATCACATCAAATCATTTCGATGACGCAATCGGTGAAGGAAAACAAATTCGCGAATCATTTGATTCAAAATTGTGTCGAATTGGAGCAGTTTAAAGAATGGAACTATAAAGGACATGACTTTCGTGGCGTGCCGGATGGCATCGGTGAAGATTACATCTTAGACTTAAAAACTACAAAAGACGCATCGCCGCACAAATTTGGATCGGATGCATTTCGCATGTTGTATCACATGCAAGCCGCTTTGTACATGGAAGGACTTCGCGCACTTGGTTACAACATAAAGTCATATTACATCGTCGCCGTTGAATCGGCGGCACCGCATCCGGTTTCCGTGTTCAAATTCACTTCGGAAATCCTGGATCGCGGAAAACAAAAGATTGATTCATTAATCGATCGTTTCGATGCTTGGGATGGAAACGAATGCGGATATCACCCGGACGTTGATTTCATCTATTTGGATTCGCCAAATTGGTCGAAATGATTAATTCAAGGAACAAAGGACGCGCATTTGAACAACGCATCGCACGCATTTGGGTGTCGTTATTCGGTGGCGTCGTTGAAAGGTCTTCATATGTGTCAAAAAAGCGTGATGACGCCGGTGTTGACTTAATAGGTACGGAACCGTTTAACGTTCAATGTAAGGCCGTAGAACAATCAATGAACATTCATTCAATCCTGGAGCGCATGCCGGTTGAAACAAACATCAATGTCGTCCTTCACAAAAGAAACAATCGCGGCACAATTGCGGCGATGGATTGTGAAGATTTCTTCTCCATACTCAAAGAATTACAAGAATTAAAAAACCAAAACAATGACCTTTCAAAAAGACTTTGCGCGTGCAAATAAGATCGAGCGAGCAATTTGCCATCGGTTCGGATTTGAAAACGTAAACACACCGACGTTTGATGGCATCAAATTAGGCCGCGACGCACATTTCGAAACGTTGGAAATCAAATCGCATTTGCAACATACATCAAGCGGTTACAAAATCGAACTCATTGATCCGATGACAAAGAACGTCAATCCGCCGGGTAAAGGATCGGATTATGTTGCATTCGGTCGAAAGGTCGGTGACGACTTGATCGTGTCATTGTGGTCGTCGGAAACGTTTCGCATGCGCATCCTTTCGAATACGGCACGCGCGATGAATAACCAGGAAGGATGGTCGTTGATGCTTGCCGGTGATCGTGGCGATTGTTTATGCATGAAAGTCGCGCATTCAATCATCGAAGATGAACGACACGCCGAAAGCGTCGAAATGAATTCGATGTCCTGGTACTTGGAACAAATCAAGGAAACGACATGAAATCCGGTCAATGGGCATATTTAGTGATTCCGCGTGAAGTACATGACGACGACCGACTTGAATGGCCGGAGATAGTTTTGTTCGCGCACATTCATTCATTCACGTCGCAAGGCTTAGAATGTTGGATGTCACTTGAAACGATGGCGGAACGCCTTCGGAAGTCGGATCGTATGGTTTCGATATACCTTAAAAAGCTATTGAATCTCGGACTTATTCGCGTCACGGAACGCGACGGAAGGCGGCGCAAATTGGCATCGACTTTGACGACACAATTCGATCAACGACCGAAACACATTGCGGAGCAGACACGAAACACATTGCGGAGCAGACATGAAACACATTGCGGAGCAGACACGAAACACATTGCGGAGCAGACACGAAACACATTGCTGACTAATAATAAAAAGAATAGTACACTTAATAATACAAATGAATATAGCACAAAGGCGAAACCCATTTCAATTGATGAAGTGAAGGAATACTTTGAAAGCAAAAAACGCATCGACCTGGCCGAACATTACTTCGATCACTTCACGGCGAACGGATGGCGTCAAGGTAGCGGAACCGGCAAACCAATCAAGGACTGGAAAGCCGCCGCACGAAATTGGATAAGAAACGATAAAACATTTAATCATGGAAATAATAAGAAAGCCGGATTCGACGCCGGCAATCACAACGTTGAACGACTTGGCAACTATATCAAAACCGGGAATGATCACACCACGTGACGCGTGGAACGGAACAAACATTCGAGCGGCATTGAAGACGGAACACGCCGCCGAAGTTCGTGCGGCATTGCTGAAGATGATGTTTGAAACAATCAAGTTTATCGATTGCAAGAAAACACTAACAAGTGACGACGATGTGATCTTCACGTTTGAATCGTTGTTGAATGACTTTCCGGTCTTAAAAATTACCGAATGGAAATATGTCACGGATGGAATGAAGGCCGGTCGTTATGGCAAGTATTACGAACGATTAAAGGCCGCCGAATTCCGTGAAGCATTCATCGAATACGAATCAACGGATCGCGCTTTGATACTGGAAACGCAACACAAGATCAAAGAAACCGCAGTCGATTGGACACCTATTCAGCACATGCTTGATTCAATTGGTGGATTCAATCCATCGACACCGGTGCGCAAAAAAATGTCAGGCGTGGCCGGTAATGTCAAGCGCAAGCTATTCATCGACACGGAAGAATACAAACAACTTCAAAAGGAAATGAAAGAGAATTCCAATGCCTAAGATGCCGAAGGAAACGCCGCGTCGATGGTGGGTGCCTGAGAAGGCCAAACAAAGCGGCCGTAAGACACCAAAAGACAAGAGATATAAATTAAGACGATGGACAAATTTAAGTGTCTTATATAGGCGCGCAAATCCTTTGTGCGTGGTTTGTGGTGCGCTTGCTCAATTAGTGGATCACATCAAACCAATTAACGCCGGCGGTTCCTTTTGGGATTCAAACAATCATCAATCAATGTGTCATCCATGCCACAATTCGAAATCATCTACAACAGACAAGAACTTAATACATATACATCGACAACGAACGGACAAATGACGTTGTTGTACTATATCCAGGGGGATAGGGGGGTGCAATCCTTAGTAATAATTAACTGAAGACCGACCGCCACCAATCGGATGTATGAATAGCAGTATCAAACCAATCAGTAATAATAGTAATATATACCATGACAAACACGCTCACGACGTTCCAAAGACTTGACAACGAATTGTCAGTCAGGAAAACGATCACGGAATCCGACTTGCAAGGATTGACAATGCTTGCCGATGCATTCGACGAATGGCAACGCCTGACACAATATCTTCACGAAAATGGTTCGACCTATGGCATCGAAACGAAAGCCGGCGGAATGATGTTTCGGCAACGTCCGGAGTACCAGCAAGCAAATGACGCATTCAAACGATGGATCGCACTTGCAAAGGAATACGGAATCACACCGCGATCACGAAAGATGATTGACCAAATCGATGACGGCGGTGATTCATTGAATGATTTGATGACGGCATGATTTAACTATTTTTGATAAAATATATATTTTTTTTGCATGTTTTGTAAAAGTATAGCATTGTTTGACTATCTTTGAGTATAATTAAACAAACAAATTTAAAAA